CTGTCCTCTCTCTCCCCGCGAGACGCCGACACGGGCGGTGGTCACGGTGCGTGACGGCCTTCCCGGGAACGGTCCCGAGGGCGTCCCCGCGGCCGATTTGGCCGCCGTCGAGGCCCTCGACCCGCCCCCGACGAGCGTCCGGGACGTCAAAACGCGGCTGCGGTGGCGCTCCGAGCGCGCCGCAGCCGCCCTGCGCGCCTACCGGGCCGCTCACGAGCCGGTAGAGTCCCCGCCCGCGGCCACGCCGCGCCCATCGGAGGGGCGTTCGGACGGCCCGCCGGCGGTTCCGCCACCCACGCTCCGGCCGCCGGCGGGCCGATCAGCCCCCGATCCGCCCGTGCTCGTCGCCGCCGGTGGCGGCGCGATGACCGCTGCCGTCGAGGAAGCCCTCATCGCCGGCGGTCACGGCCCCGTTCACGCCGCCACAGTGGCCCTGGCGCGCTCGTACGCCGCCCAAATCGACGCCGGCGGCCCCGACGAGCTCGCCCGCCTCGGCCCCGCGCTGCTGCGCGTGCTCGTCGAGCTTCGCCTGACCCCGCGCACCCGCACTGCCCTCGACCCCACGCCGCCGGGAGGTGCCAAGAATGCCCCCGAGCAGCCCGCAGACGGCCCCGCAAGCGAGCTCGACGCCTTCCGGGCTCGACGGGATCGTCGGGCGTACAGAGCCACGTCTGTGGACCCCGCCGCTCCGTGAGCTCACCGAAGAGACCACCTACGGGTATGAGGTGATCGAGTTCGCCCAGTGGATCGGCCGGCCCCTCGACCCGTGGCAGCAGTGGCTCGTGATCCACGCCGGCGAGCTCTTGCCCGACGGACGGCCCCGATTTCGGTTCGTTTTGGTCCTCGTCGCCCGCCAAAACGGCAAAACTGAGCTGCTCGTCGTGCTCACCCTTTTTTGGATGTTCGTCGAGCGCGTCCCGCTCGTACTCGGAACCTCCACAAAGCTCGAATACGCCGCAGAATCATGGAAAAAGGCGTGCCGACTGGCGAAAAGACACCCCGAACTGTCGAAAGAGATCGACCCGCGGCGGGGAATTCGTCGGGCGAACGGCGAGCAGGAATTGTGGCGCGCAGACGTCGTCGAGCGCATCACCGAGGACGGTTCGAGGTACAAGATCGCGGCCTCGAACGAGGAAGGCGGCCGGTCGCTCACCGTGAGCCGGCTCGTGCTCGACGAGCTACGCCAGCACCACGACTACTCGGCGTTCGATGCCGCGGTGCCGGCGACCAACGCCGTGCCGGACGCGCAGGTCTGGGGCATCACGAACGCCGGCGGCGACAAGTCGGTCGTGCTCAACGACTTGCGCGAGTCCGCCCTGACGTACCTGCGCACCGGCGAGGGTGATCACCGCCTCGGGCTGTTCGAGTGGTCGGCGCCCGAGGACGCTAGCCCGCTCGACATCACCGCGTTGGCGCAGGCCAATCCGAACTTGGGCCGGCGGATTGACGCCGAAGGGCTGATCGGCCAAGCCGCGCGCGCCGTCGAGCGCGGCGGCGAGGTACTCGCAGGGTTCAAAACCGAGAACATGTGCATCCGAGTGCCGAACGTCGACCCCGCGGTCGATCCGGACGGTTGGCGGGCCGGGCTGCTCGACGGCGACCTCGCCGGCGTCCGAGACCGGGTAGTGCTGTGCGTCGACCTCGCGCTCGACGGGCTACACGCCACGCTCTGCGCCGCCGCGGTGGTCCCGGCGCCCGCCGGCGTCGACGAGCAGCCGGCCGTCGACGGCGAGCGGCCCGACGTGTACGTGCGGGTCGAGGTGGTTCGGGCGTGGTCGGGGCCGACGTGCACCCGCGACATGCTGCGCGAGCTCCCGGCGTGGGCGCAGCGCGTGCGGCCGCGCGTCATCGGTTGGTTCCCCGCCGGCCCGGCCGCAGCCGCCGCCGCTGAGCTCGCCGACCCGGCGAAACGCGACAAGCGCGCCCGCCGCGCGCCGTGGCCGCCGCCCGGCGTCGAAGTGGCCGAAATCCGCTCCGACGTCGCCGCCGTGTGCATGGGGTTCGCCGGGCTCGTGCGGGTCGGCGGCGTGCTGCATGTCGACGACGCGCTGCTCGCGGCGCACGTGCTCGGCGCCGAAAAGGCGTACCGCGGCGAGACGTGGGTGTTCACCCGCAAGGGTGCCGGCGGGGTCGACGCCGCGTACGCCGCGGCCGGCGCCGTGCACCTCGCCCGCACCCTCCCGCCCCCGCCACCGGCGCCCATGGTCGTCACGCCGAAACGGCGCGCCGTAGGCGGGTGATCCCCGAAATTCTGGTACGGCCGTACCATTCCACGTCGTGGGATGGTGGCGAACGCTCACGAACTGGCGGTCCGCACCGTCACCGTCGCGGCCGATGGCGCAGATCGAGCGTTGGCAGCGCCCCGTGTCGTTCACGCTCAACGTGCCGCCCGAGATTAGCGAGTCCGGCGCCGTCGGCGGCGCGGCGAGGGTGTCGCGCGAGCTCGCGATGTCCGTGCCGGCGGTCAAGCGCGGCCGCGACCTGATCGCCGGCACCCTCGGCACCCTGCGGTTCAAAAAGCACGACAGCGGCCGCCGCGTCGTGCCCTCCGAACTGCTCGAACAGCCCGAGGAAGACATTGCCCGGTCGGTCACCATGACCGCGACCGTCGACGACATGCTGTTCGAGGGCCGCTCGTGGTGGCGAATCACCGCGTTCGGCCCCGACGGGTTCCCGTCCAAGGTGCGCCGCCTCGACCCGCGGTCGGTCACCGTGCGACGAAACGGCCGCGTCTACGTGTCGCCGTCCGGTCAGGCGCAGGGCATGGCCCAAGAGTGGGTGCCCGACGAGCAGCTCATCCGGATCGACTCGCCCAATGACCCACTGCTCACCGCGGCGGCCGGAGCGATCCGGGCCGCGCACCGCCTTGAGCGCGCCGCCGCCCGCTATGCCGACGAGCCGCTGCCGCTCGGGTACTTCACACCGGCCGACGGTGTCGACCCCGGCGACAAAGAGCTGATCGAGCAGATACTCGACGACTGGGAAGACGCCCGCGAGCGGCGCGTGTGGGGCTACGTCGGCGCCGGCCTCGAACCGCACGCTCTCCAGTGGTCGCCCGAGCAGCTCCAACTCTCCGCCGCCCGCGACTACGCCGTGCTCGAAATCGCGCGCGCGATCGGCGTCGATCCCGAGGAACTCGGCGTGTCGACCACGAGCCGCACCTACGCCAACGCCGAGCAGCGCCGGCTCGATCTCGTCGACTTCACTCTCGCCGCGTACGTGGTGGCGATCGAGGACCGGCTGTCGATGCCCGACGTCACGCCGCCCGGCTACTACGTGCGCGCCGACTACGCCGGCTTCCTGCGCAGCGACACGCTGACGCGGATGCAGACCTACGAGATCGGCCGCCGTGTCGGCGTCTACAACGACGAGCGCATCGCCGAGATCGAGGACATTCCCTCGGCGCGTCCGTCGTCGCCGCCGACGAACTCGGCCGCGGTCGCGTCCCCGCCCGCCGAGGTCGGCGACCCGTCCGCGGCCGCCGAGGCGTCCCGCCGGCCGGCCGACGAGCCGGCCCCTGCCGATCGACCTGCGCCGCAGTGGCCGCCATTGGAGGTCAAGTTGCCCAATCCCACGTTCAACTTCGCCGCGGAGGATCGCGGCGACCTCACGGTCGGGTTCGCCGAACTCCCCGACGGCGCCCCGGCGTTCAAGGTCGACGCGCCGTCGAGGCGCATCACCGGCACGGTGATCCCGTGGAACACCGTCGCCTACAGCCGCGGCCACCGGTGGATGTTCAAGCCCGGTTCGCTGCACTGGGCCGCCGAGGCGCGGGTCAAGCTCGACCGCGATCACGAGTACGGCAGCGAATTCGGCCGCGCCGTGGCGTTGCGCAACGACGAGCGCGCGCTGCTCGGCGAGTTCGCCGTTGCCCGCGGCGCCGACGGTGACCGGATGCTCGCGCTCGCCGAGGACGGCGTCTACGACGGGCTTTCGGCGTCGGTGACGTTCGAGGCGGACGCGGACGGGTGGACCCCGCACCCCGACGACCCGTCGTTGCGGGTTGTGCACTCCGCGACCCTGCGCAAGGTCGCGTTGACCGCGATGCCGGCATTCGACGACGCCCGGGTCGACAGTGTCGCGGCCCGCCGCGAGGAATCACGTCCAGAGAAGGGAAGCACCATGACCCACGAGGCCGCCGACGCGGCTCAGACCTCGCCGCCGGCGGCCCCGGCGGCGACCGACTTCGCCGCGCTCACCAGCGGCATCGGCGACGCGATCCGCAAGTCGGTCGAGGAAGCGTTTGCCCGGCTTCCGCAGCCGCAGGACCGTCAGGTGGTGCCGGCCGGCCGCGCCGTCGTCACCCGTGAGGCGCCGGTCTACCTGATGAACGGCCACGGGCCGTCGCTCGTGCGCGACTCGTGGAAGGCGCGCACCGAGGGCGACCACGAGGCCGCCGAGCGGCTGCGCAAGTTCAGCCGGCAGACGCAGGACGCCGC